GTTCCTTTTCTTTTATCACATGCACCAATCAGGAATATTGAGTATATCGAAACAGATGGTGTTTACAGCACATTAAACGCACCACAATGCTGTATGCGCTCAACACAAATCGACATGAATGCCTTAGATAAAACAACGAATGGTTGTGTGTTGGTTCATGGCCACCAGTCATGGAACTTCAAACCAGTTCCTGAACAGTTAGTAGACCAAGAAAAATACAGCAACAAAGTGATCAATATTGATTCCGGTTGTGTGTATGGAGAAAAGCTTACAGCACTTTGCTTAAATTCACTTGAAGTGATTGACGTACAGGCTACCAAGGCGTATAGTACACGCCACTGAAACATTAACCAATGAGAGAAAGGTATATTATGAGTGAAAATGAAATTAAGTTGTCAGACAAAACAATCAAGACTTTCAAGAAGCTATACAGCATCAACCAAAGCTTGAGAGTTCTTGACAGCAACACCACTGTTAAGTCTATCAATGAAACAAAAACTTTGGCAGCATACGTAGAGATTGAAGAGAGTTTCCCTCGTGATTTCTGTGTGTATGATCTGGGTGAATTTATAAGTGTGTTGAGCATTGTCAATGAACCAGTGCTAGATTTCTCAAGTGATCGGTTTGTGATTGTAAAAAGCAGCGACAATTCCCAACGTTTGAAGTATATTGAAACAAGTCCTGATCTGATCACATCTTATTTTGAGAATGAAATCAGTCTCAAATCAGAAGATATTGTTATTGACGTTGATGAAAAGAGCTTGAAGGCAGTCATGAAAAGTGCGGCTACCTTGCGACTTGAATACATTGGCTTTCGCGCTGACGGTGAGAACGTATACTTCACCACATTCAATCGCCGCGTAGATAGCGACAACCAAGAAATGAACGCCTTCACCATCGAACTTGGCCCATGTGAAGATACGTTTGATATTTTCTACCCAACAGAAATTATGACGGTTCTAGATGATGAGTGTGAATTTACATTCTCAAAAAGCCAGCGCATCTCTCGTGTTCGTTGTGGTACTATGGAATACTGGATTGCCATGGACAAAGATTCTGAAATTCAATAATGATGAGGGTTGATATTAATGAGACATAATGAACGGGAAACGATCTGGGTAGAAAAATTCAGACCAGATTGTGTGGATGACATCATTCTTCCACAAAGAATTAAGGCACAATTTGAAGATATTGTCAAGGGAAACGAAGTTCCTAATATGCTTTTGTACGGTGGTGCTGGTGTTGGTAAAACGACAACAGCAAAGGCGCTATGTAAACAAGTGGATACCGATTGGCTGATTATCAACATTTCAGAAGAATCTGGCATTGATACATTGCGAACAAAGATCAGAGACTTTGCATCAACACTTTCACTGACTGGCAAAGATAAAAAGAAGTGTGTGATTCTTGATGAGTTTGATCATGCTAGTAACGCTTTGCAGGCTGGTTTGCGAGGGTTTATTGAATCGTTTTCAAAAACCTGTTCATTCGTTATGACGTGCAACTTTCCTAATCGAATCATTGATCCTGTTAAGTCTAGGCTTGTTTGTATCGACTTTGGTGTGACCAAAGAAGAATCAATGAAGATGCAGGCTCAGATGTTCAAACGTGTTTCTGCTATTTTAGATTTTGAGCAGATTCCTTTTGACAAGCGAGTTGTGGTTAAGCTGGTACAGAAGTTCTACCCAGACAATCGCCGTATTCTGAATCAGATTCAACAATACTCAAAAGCGGGCGAGATTGATGAAGGCATTCTTTTAAACATTGAAGAAATGAGTGTTGAGAAGCTGGTATTGGCTATGAAGGGTAAGAAATTTAAAGATGTTCGTCAGTGGTGTGCAGAGAACTCCAAGAACGATCTTACCAATACCTATACAATGCTATACGCTGAGTTGAAAAACTTTGTAGAGCCTTCGTCAGTGCCACAGGCGGTGATTACCATTGGCGACTACCAACGTTATGATAGTGTGGTTCCAGACAAAGAGATTCATATTTGTGCATTAGCAACACAAATCATGATGGAAGTTGATTTCTTATGAGTGAGGTAAAGAGCGTTTTTGATTTTGTGAATGATATAGGCCATGGAAAAGAATACCTATATAACGAACAAACAAAATCTAAGTATGAATCGTTTATTGTTAATCGTGCAATGAGTCAACACGCTGATTCAATCATGTACGCTAATGAGATGAATAAGCATCCTGAATTGGATAAGTTGTTGCAACACGATTTCTACTTCCATATACTGAGTAAAAAGAAGCGATACGGAAAATGGGCCAAAGCAGATAAAGAAGATGAGGCTGTTTTGAATCTCATTATAAAGCATTACAAGGTAAATCGAGTTCACGCAAAACAGTATCTTGAATTGATGACCAAAGATCACATCAAAGCACTAAAAAATACTTATGAAGTTGGGGGATTGAAGAAATGAGCCATATTGAATCAGTGATCAATAACATGGTAGAAATTAACGTAGATGGCGATGACGGGTTTCGAAAAGTAAAAGAAACTTTGACACGAATGGGTGTTCCTTCTAAGAATGAAAAGAAGCTGTTCCAAAGTGTTCACATTCTACATAAACGGGGCAAATACTACCTCTGTCATTTCAAAGAACTTTATATATTAGATGGAAGAAGTTCGACATTAAGCGAGGGTGATATTGCAAGACGCAATCGAATTGTAAAAATGATGGTTGACTGGAATCTTGTTATGATGGTTAGTGAGTCTGAACTAACACCCATGGGCAAATCATCAATGGTCAAGGTTATTAAGCACAGCGAAAAAGATGAATGGACAACATTACAGAAATATGCAATCGGTGTTAAAAAGCGTAGTTGAAATTATAATCAATATTGAGAGGTAGTGAAAAATGTCTAAAGGTAGCAAGAAAAGCAAGAGTGATTCAGATAAGCGGTACTTTGCAGCATATAATGACACCAAACAGCGTCAGAAGCGCCTAGACCGTCATTTGCGTAAGCACCCCAACGATGGGCAGGCCAAGAAAGCAAAGCCGGTATATCGTCGCACAAAGCCTGTGAACAAGGGTGGTTGGTTGAATCGTGAAATGGCAAACTCTGTGTACATTGGAAAGATTGCTGGTAAGGATGATAGCGCGATTACCATTCTTAACAGTTTGACCAAACAAACTCAGTTTGCAATGGCTAAGTATTCTGCTATGATTCGTGCCACACACAATCGAATCAGGTTTGAGAAACAGGAAAAGAAAATCAATCCACTAACTGGTTATGCTGGTTGAATGCTAGAGGGGTTTAAATAACCCCTCTTTTTTTAATTTTACACGGAGAAGAATTGATGTCCATAGACTTGTTTAATGAGAAACAATTAACATCTTATGAACTTATTCTAAGTGGAAAGAATGTCCACTTAGGTGGATTGGGTGGAGTAGGTAAAAGTTTTGTATTGAATTTATTGCGTGAAATTATAAGTAGTCGGTCTGTTTTTCTTGCACCAACAGGTATTGCTGCATTGAATATCAAAGGTGCAACAATTCACAGTACGTTTGGTCTTCCTATGGGGGTTTGTAATGCGTATGCCCGCAATAACGTATCTAAAAAAGTAAAAGACCTTTTTGAAGACGATCAAATCAAAACCATCGTGATTGATGAGATTTCAATGACTCGATCTGATGTGTTAGCCGCGATTGATCAAAAGCTAAGATTAATCAAACGAAAAAATATTCCTTTTGGTGGTGTTCAAATTGTAGCAGTTGGTGATTTTGGTCAACTATCACCCGTTGTTAAGTCAGGTTCAGAAGGGGATGCATTCAGACAAGAATTTAGCTCACCATTTTGCTTCACCACTGAATCATGGTCTGCTGCAAATCTGACACATATCGAACTTACGGATATCATTCGCCAGTCTGATGCAGAGTTGATTGGTCATCTTCAAAATATTCACTCAAAAGTAGATGGGTATAAAGAAAGCCTGAATTATTTCAATGATAATTGCCTTCTAGATTACAAAATGAAAAGAGGTGTTGACCCTGATGATATTGAAGATGGTGCTACATTCCTAACAACCACCAACAAAGACGCACAGGTTATCAATGATGAGGCTTACGCATCTCTTGATGGGGTAGAGAGGGTTTATAAAGGGGCTGTCTTCAAGGGCTTCAAAGAGCGCCCAGCACCAGAGTACCTAAAGTTAAAAATTGGTACGAAGGTTATGATTTCAGCTAATGATTCATCTTATAAAAATGGTGAAATCGGTTACGTGTCTGAAATGGGTAATGACTATGTTGAAGTGATGATTGATGAAAATACGGTACACAGGATTATTCCTTATCGTTGGGCTGAATACGAATACAAGAAAAATCCAGAAGGTGTTCTTGTAATGGAAGAAAAAGCAAGCTACATCCAATTTCCCATTAAACATGGTTGGGCAATCACAATACATAAGAGCCAAGGATGTACACTTGAGAAAGCTATCATCAACATTCCAAGGGCATTTGCTCACGGTATGACGTATGTTGCTCTTTCTAGGGTTAAGACTTTGGAAGGTATTACACTCACAACTAAGCTTTCACCGAGTGATGTAATATTTGATCAAGACGTTCGAGACTTTTACGCTGGAAAGTTCAACAACCTACTTACATAAATAGTCTATACACAAATACTAAATGGGGTTTCGCAATGTTAACACTAACTGAGTACGTAGAATCTGATCACTGGATCAATAAAGTTGATGAACAAATAGTTGCTATGACTGAGGGATACAGTCTAAGTTTTGATCAAAAAACATGCAAGACAGTTGTTCAGTTGTTTGATTCCGCAGATAAAATAGTGGTAGAGTGTAGTTTCGATAATTCAGAAATGGCGATTGCTCTTTTGGAAGAGTATTTTGAGCTTGATGAAGGCGATCAAAATTGGAATGATAGCTATGACTGGGTAACATGTTCCAGAACAGTAATTGATGAGGCTCTTGAGTCTGTTGAGAAGTACATTCAACGTAATGCTGATGAGTATCAGGTTCGGATTGATTACATTGAAAGTGATGCGTTTTTTGACGACTTGATGGGAGTTGAAATTTTCTTTCATTCATCCAACAACCGAAACGATTTGAGTTCATTCATCAAAGAAGTCAGTTACGACATGATGAGAACATACGGCGCTCAGTCTTATGACTTCGATGGAATGAGTTGGAAAATCGCTCTTTAAACACAACTACAAAAATTAAACCAAAGGGATGCTTGCGAGTATCCCTTTTTTTGTGGTAGAATATATAAGTTAACAAGTCTAACTAGAGGTAATATTTTGAGCGATAACATGTTTTACACTTTCTACAAAAAGCGCGGTAGTAAGATTCTTCTTCGATACGTCAAGAACGGGAAGAAATACGCAGTTAGCATGGATGATTACAAACCCAGCCTGTACTTCCCTAATCAACAAACGGATACAGACGATGGGGATGTTATTAAGTCCATCTATGGAGAACCACTAAAGAAGAAAACGTTTGACTCTATCAAAGATGCTGCATATTTTGGCAAAGACTACGCTGAAATGGGTGGGTCTGTCATCTATGGCAATCGCTTGTTTGAGAATCAGGCTATCATAGAGATGTTTGAGGGGCAAACGCCAGACTTTAAACGTGATCAAATTGATATTGGTATTGTTGACATCGAAACAGATTACGACACATTCCCAAATCCACAAGAATGTAAGTATCAGATTCAACAGATCAACATTAAGAACACTCGGGAACAAGTTCACTATTCGTTTGGCTTGAAATCCTTTGATCAATCTAAATACGCGAACATTACAAAAACGTGTAAAGTAGTTCATGCTCAGTTTGATACAGAAGAGGCTATGCTAGAAGCATTTATCCGTCACGTAGAAGACAAGAAATACGACTTGACCACCGGTTGGAACAGTGAAGATTTTGATATGCCTTATATCATTGAGCGCGGGCGCAAGATTCTAGGCAAGGCCATGGTGAATAGATTATCTCCGTTTGGTCTTATCTATGAACGGGAAACCATGAACCAATGGAAAACCCCTATTATCAAATATGAGATTGTGGGGCTTCCACACCTCGACTACATGCTTGTTTATAAAAAGCATACCTACACCCCTAGAGAGAACTACAAACTTGACACAATAGCTCAGGCAGAGAACGTGGCAGGTAAAACAGACTTCTCGCATGTAGCAAGTAGTTTGAAAGAGCTATGGCAAGTTGATCCTGATCTTTACATTGCCTACAACATTCAGGATTGTGAAATCATTGATGATATGGATAAGAAGCTTGGTTTGTTTGATCTGGTGTTTGCCCTGACCTACATCACACTGTCTAATTATCAAGATACAATAACGACTACCAGAATGTGGGAACAGCTTATTGCAAAAAACTTGTACAACAAGAATGTTGCACCTTTGTTCAATCAGGTAGATACACCGGTTAGAGAATTTGAAGGGGCTTTTGTTCATCCAACACAAGGCGGAAAACATGCTTGGGTAGCTTCTTTCGATTTGAAAAGTCTGTATCCTCACATCATACAACAGGTAAATATCGGGCCTGAAACTATCGTAAACTATCGTGATCTTCCAGATGAAGTAAAAGGAATTGTTCATCCAACAAATAATGTTGAGAAGTTGTTGAATCGCCAAATCAATACAAGTGTTCTGAAAAAGTATAATCTTTCAATGGCTGCTAATGGTGTATTCTATACCAAAGAAAAACAATCATTCTTATCTGAGTTGATGGAAGAATTGTATAATAACAGGGTTGTATATCAGAAAAAGCTTGTAGAAGCAGAACAAAAGTTCGAAGAGGGGGATGAAAGCTATCGTGATCTGATTTCATATTACGATAACATGCAACAAGGTGTAAAAATTCTCCTAAATTCGCTTTATGGTGCGCTTGGCCAACAAAACTTCCTATACTTCATGGTTGATACCGCTGAGTCAATCACTACCACTGGTCAACTTGTGAACAAGTGGTGTTCGTACCAAACAAACGACTTTCTGTGTGACCTGTTTAAGAAAAAGGAAAAATATATCGTAAGTGGTGATACTGATAGTTTTTACCTATCATTAGCCCCTCTTGGTAATAACCTCATGAAGAAATATGATGGGGACAAAGACAAAGTTGTTAGCAAAATTGATCAGTTTTGTGGTATCATAAGCGGGAAACTGGAAGAACAATGTCTTGATCTTTGCGAATACCTGAACTCTTACAAACAAGCTATGCACTGGAACAGAGAAGTTATTGCAGAAACGGCAATAATGGTAGCTAAGAAAAAATACGTGATGAAAGTTCTTGACGATAAGGGCTTTAGATGTGTAGACAAACCAAAGTATAAGATACTGGGTATGGAATCTGTGAAAAGTAGCTCTACCCCATCATGGGCAAGGGCATTGCTGGTTGATTGCTACAAAATAGCTCTCGAAGGCGAAGAAAGTGATCTTCACAAGATGGTCGCTAAATTTGAAAAAGAGTTTTATACGTACAAAATCGAGGACATTGCAATCCCAACAGGGGTGAACAACATTCTCAAGTACGCAGATAAAGACAAAATATTTGCCAAAGGATCACCACGACAAGTCAAGGCTTCACTAATCCATAACTGGGTTATTGAGAAGTATGGGTTAAAAGTATCACCTATCGTGAAAGATGGCTCCAAAATTCGTGTGGTTGGACTAAAAAAACCAAACCCCATCAATCAAGCTGTAATAGGGTTTGAGGGAACCATGCCACCAGAATTTGGCCTTGATAAGTATGTAGACAAGCGAGAACTGTTCACAAAGGGGTTTCTTGATCCTCTGAATCTGTTTCTGGCAGTGACAGACTGGACACATGAAGAAACCAACACACTATTTTAAGAGGAAATATTATGGATAGCGGTGAACTTTTTATACCAACACCAAAGAAAAAATCTCCAAAAGCAGTCTATGGCATCATGGGAAAGGCAGGGGCTGGAAAAGATACATCTGCACAGATTATTAGAGATTATCTGGGGGCCAATGAAACATACATCTATAGCTTCGCTGATCCACTGAAAGAAATGGTGGCGTATGTGTTTGATATTCCTATTGTTTGGATGTATGATCAGGACTTGAAAAAATGTGCTGTAAACATTACACCATCCAATATAGGCGTTAAAGAAAGGATGTTTGAATGGGTTCGTAAAAATATTGCTCAATCTACTCGGTGGCGATGGCATTTGGCTAGACCAGAACTAAGCAGGGGTTCTTTGGAAATGACCAGTAGATTAGAGGAAGTTTCTGGGACTTTATTGGATCGTACAGAAGAAGTTCTTAACGAACTTTTTAATACCCAACTTTGTAGTGCAACAAAGGATTTTGCTAATAATTGTTCAGAAAATAAGAAGACATATCTAATTTCTATTAGAAGGCTTTTACAGTACATGGGAACCGAAGTAATCCGTGGGTGTGTTGATGAGCTTTTCTGGTGTGAGGTCAAACGTGATCCTGCTGTTTATTATGAAAAGACCCTGATCATTCCAGATTGCCGATTTCAGTCTGAGGTTGATTACATCCTGACACAGCCTAATTCGAGTCTTTTTGTGGTGAAAAATATTGATATTGAAGAATCAGACACCAACAAACATTCATCTGAACAATTTGTCGATTGTATAGATGAGTACGTTGATAGGGTTCACCCAACAAAAACAATAACCTACTTGTACAATGGGTTCGAAGATGGTAGTATGAAAAACTTGAAAACTCAAATTAAGGATATACAAAAATGGTAACAGTAACTCTTAAATACACAGACTACGGTGATGACGATACCAAAGAGTTTCGAGAATACACACAGAACTTAGTGGGGTATCGTGATGCCAGCGAATACAAAATTCGCTTTGGTCTTGAATCTGATCCAATGTTCGACACAAAAGTAGTGTGTGAAATCTCAATAGATGATGAAGACTATGCGTTTGATGTAGTAAAGCACTTTATGATTGATCGTGAAGTGAATGGTGATAGTGTGCCATTTTCGATTGACGTAACATCTGTTGCTTTGTATGTAACAGGTAGTGATCAAATTATGAACTATATAACAAGCCGTTCCTTTTCGCATCTATACGAACGAATTGAACTTCTGGAAGACTCGTTGCGAACTTCTATTAAAAAATGCAACGAAGTTTCTCACCTACAAGAACAATCCGCTGCTTTCATTCAGTTGATGGGAATTGACAAGTTCCCTGACATTGTGAAGCAATTGATAGATTCAATGGAAGCAGAAGGGCATAACTGTAAGCAAGAGATTAATCAAATTCTACAAAGAAAGGTACATTGAATTTAATGTTTACTATTACTAATAAAAAGGGGGTGCAAGCCGTAGGGCGAATTTCACCTAATACATTGGTTCACGATGATTGCTTGGAAGCTATGAAGTATATTCCAGATGCAAGTGTGGACTTAGTATTAGCTGATTCGCCCTACGGTTAGTTAGCACAACTGCCTGCAAGTGGGATACAGTGATTGATCTTCCGTTGATGTGGGAGCAATTAAAACGGGTTATTAAACCTAATGGTGCTATTGTGATGACAGCCTCACAACCATTTACATCTGCTCTAGTAATGAGTAACCCGAAAATGTTTAAGTATTGTTGGGTTTGGAATGGAAAGAGATCAGCTAATTTTGCACAAGCGCCATATATGCCTTTGAAAAATTGCGAAGATGTTTGTGTCTTTAGTTTTGCTAATATTGCTAAAAATTCTAAAAATAAAATGAAATATAATCCACAAGACATATTTCATATAGAAAAAACACATCAAGGAAAAAAATCAAACGAACATAGACCAAATAGAAGCGATCAGAAGCCATGGAAACAAACAATAAGCGGTTATCCAAATCAAATATTAGAGTTTGCAAAGGATTCAAAACCGATTCACCCAACACAAAAACCAGTAGCACTAATGGAATATTTAATAAAAACTTACACTAATGAAAATGAAAGTGTTTTGGATTTCACTTACGGGTCTGGTACAACAGGTGTAGCCTGTGTTAACCTTGACAGGAAATTTATTGGAATTGAAATGGATGAAACCTATTTTAAGATAGGTGAGAAACGAATTCAAGAAGCAAAAGATAAACGTGAAAGTCAATTATTTTAAGAGGAAATGTAAATGAGTTTAGCAGATAGACTATTAAAAGCTGGTGCAAAAGGTAACAGCGCCAGCATGTTGAAAAAGTCAAGGTATTTTAATGACGACATTGGTATCCCTACTAGCGTATATTCTCTAAATATTGCTCTTAGCGGATCAATCCACGGCGGTATCTTGCCGGGAGTTGGGGTTATTGCAGGCCCATCAAAACACTTCAAATCTAACTTGAGTTTAGAAATCGTTGCAGCATTTATGAATCATCACAAAGATGCCATTTGTATCTTTTATGATTCTGAGTTTGGTACAAAGAAGGGTTACTTTGAAAAGTCTGGTGTTGATGAAGATCGAGTTATCCATGTACCAATCACTGATATTGAAGAAATGACTTTTGATATTTCTAAGAAACTAAAAGAGATTGAAGAAGATGATAAGGTCATCATTCTGATTGACTCGGTTGGTAATCTGGCATCAAAGAAAGAAGTTGATGATGCAGAGGATGAAAAATCTGTTGCAGATATGACTCGCGCAAAAAAATTAAAAGCGTTTTTTCGTATCGTAACACCAAAGCT